CAATAGATGTCCTCTACTATCCAGTCATTGTGACCTTTGTTTCTTACCTTCTCTAAACCAGCCTTAACAAACTCCCAGTTTGCTCTTAGTTGGTCTTTAGCTATATATTTAACTATCATCCCACTATTATATAGCTATATGTTTTATCTGCGTCTGTGTTTGCTGAATGTGTCAAAGTTGCGCTACCTTTTGCCCTTGCACTTACATATACATTAGTCAAAGCACTTGCCGCATTAGCCGTTGTAGGCATTAATAAAATGACAGTGTTATAGCCTATACGTTCATCATTAATAGTCGTTGTTGTTGCGCTTGCTACTGCCAATGTCACTGTTCCAGTATTATTTGTTTTACCATTCATCATGTTGTTTACTACCTCTGATATCTCACGAGGCGTAGCACCAGAATAGTTAAGATTACGAAACATTATCTATTCCCTTGCTGTGTAATATCAACGTCAATGCCAATAGCACTTGTCCAATTACCTGATGGGATAACTTCAAATCTATGGTATCTACCATAAGACCTTAACGATGCTCTACCCTCAGATGATGTTGTTGCAGGTGATGAAAAGGTAATCGTATCGTCTAGTTCTTTTCTTGATGCAACAGCAACCGTAGCAGAGCCATTATCAACTTGTACTCTACCCAATGTTACGACAGAGTTATAACCTTGCTCTATATCGCTAGTAATTAAGTTAGGTGTTGAGTTAGCGCCTGTAAAGGTTACAATATATGCGCCTGACGTTCCTGCAAACAAGAAACTACCACCTGTCCATAATGGGCTATCTAATGATGTTGTGAGCGTGTCTAGCGTACCAAATGCGTCTAAAGCCTCTAATGTGTAGCCTGATGATGCCGCAGATACAATATAGTCAGCAGTTGTTTCAGCTTGTGACCATCTTTGAATTTGCCAGTTATAAATTAATAATGAATGTGTGTTAGATATAGTAGGATAATTCCATACAACTAATTTGCGGATAGGGTCAATAGCAACCGTAATCTTATCTGCTTTATTTAAGTCTACATTATCATAAAAATATCTATCTACCTTCTCGTTTCCTATTGGCGTAATAGATTGGCCATCACATGAATAAAACCCGTCTGACGATAAGAAATAAGACATTTGCCCGTACTGTGTGACGCTACCGCCATACTTACAGCCTAGATTGCGTGAGATAGTATCAAACTGAAAGAAAAATGGGCTACCGATATATGACATCCGAACGATAGAGCGCTCTAAGAATATAAGCCCAAACTCACCACCTGTAATGCCAGTAATGTTACCACCGTCTGGAATTAGCTGATAATCTGATTGTGATGTAGAACCTGATGTCCAGTTTGTTTCATCTGCTATATCTGACCATTGAACCTTAGTAGGATTGACGCCAGCGTCTAAGTTTGCTGCTACTACAAAATCACGAATAACAGCAACGTATTTAGCAATAGGCGCAGAAGCATCTAAGTCAGCAAAAACGGTAGACGTGTCAACTGTCCATGCTTGAATTTTATCAACATTATTAGCGGCAAGTAGTACATTGCCAAACTGCTCAAAATCCCATGATGAAGTATTGTATCCGCCTACCTTTGATACATCGTCTAAATTAAGTGTGGCAGAATTAAATTTATATAACTTCGTAGCACTACCAGCAAATAACTCTGTAATAGAACTAAACTTACCTGTACCTACATTTAACAAATCTTCAGATGCGGCATTAGAATAATTTTCTGACAATGGGAATGGCGCATAGCCTGAAGCAATAGGAACTACATTAGTAGCATCTTGCATAGATTGTGCTACAGCAGGTTGGTCTGGTAGCCATTCATTAAAAGGGATGCGTACAGTTGCCATAAGATTCCTTATTTTACTTTCCTAATACCTAAAATACGCCCTGCAAACATTTTTCTAAGTTGCCCATCATGTGACTTCCAGCCAAAGTTATAATCGTTATAAAAACCGAATATAGCTCTAGTCTTACCTTGTATTTGAAAGCCCTCATTCTGTGCTACGCTAAACAACTTTAAGTGCCACCCATAAGCAGTATTACGAGATAGCCACCATACACGGCACAAGTATCTAAGTAGCCATGAGTTATCGTACTCAGCCTGTGTTTTGTTGGTGAATAAATCATAATCGCCATACCAACCCCAATCTACCTCATGGTCAAACGTCTGCCATAAGTAAAAGAATGGAATTAGGTTATCTCTACCTGAAGTCCTGACGGTAAACAGACAGGCAATAGGGTTAGTTATCCAACATAGCCATGTGACTAGCATTGCAGGGATAAAGTAGATAATGTAACGCAGGTAGTACACTACACTTCATCCACTGGTAATGGTGTGTTGCCGAGTTCAAGCCATTTTAAAAAGGCTTGGTAGTCTGTGTTGGAGGGGTCTATAGGTATCCAAAAGCTATCATTTTTAAGAATAACATTTGAATTTTTAGTTAATTTGTATGTTATCATTTTATAACTCCGAAGAAGCTGCATAATGAAATTGTACGCTGGTGCAAGTTGCGCCACTTCCTGAGAAACCAACAAAGCCATTTGCACCCAAATTTGCCGTTCCGCTAAAAGTTGAATTGTAGTTATTGGTGACACCAGCTTGTATTCTGTCTAATTTGTTTGAGTTGCCGTTTCCATCCCATACAGAGATTGTAGGAGTAGCTCGTTTTGTCACTTTAAACGTAACATAAGTACCAGCCTCTGTGGTTGTAGTCACACCTTGCAATCCAGACTGACCAACAACTCCCACCGTAGTTGCTGTTCCAATTGCTGTACCATCGTTGTAGCTTTTTTCATAATACCTCTGACACAAAGCTAACTCTGTCCCATAAGGTCTGTAATCAAATGATGTGGCGGTTGAGCCTTTTTCTAGTTGAACGCCTGTGATGTAGAACGTAGCACCGTTAGTGCCGACTACGGATGTTGCTCCTGTGGCACTCCAATAGGTTGCTCCTGCCCATGCTCCTGACGTTCCACTTACTGTTGCACCAGCACCAATACTAAAATTTATACCAAGACCAACTCCATTTGTAGCTAGCCAAGTTCCGCTTGTATCCCCTGCAATGGTTACAGTTTTTTGTTCCCAAGTATTTGCTGCTGAAATAGTATAACTAAATGGGTAAGACCGAGTATTTCCAGAGTTATAAAAAGCACCTCCAAAAGTTCCTGTCAAAGAACTACGAACCCAAAATGAAAGTGTTACTGCTGATGCGCTAGCTGTGCCCCATCCTAAATCTGCGGTATTAAGCCCCTCAACTCTATGATTTATACCAAATATTTCAGAGGCACCTGCCGTATACGCAGAGGTTGAGGTCGTTCCTAAATAGTTACTAAACCCTGATGGGGGGGTAACTGCTCCTGCGTTTTGTTGAGCTGTAAACTTACCAGCAGCGGACATAATAATATAAAACCTATCAACAGGAAACGTACTCGTAAGTGTCACAACCGCACCTGCATTTCTTTGGTCAATCACCATGCCACCATTGATGATGCGGTTTTTGAAGCATGAATTACCACCTTGAGATATACCTTGCAAATCAGAGTTATATGCTTGTACATCTGTTCCGATTGCCAAGCCTAGATTTGTTCTGGCAGTTGAAGCACTAGCTACATCAGATAAGTTATTGCTAGTACCTAAAACAGCTAAATTAGTACGAGCAGCTGAAGCAGTAATAGCGCCAGTACCACCAGCACCAATAGCAATAGCATCAGAGTCTGCTGTGTAGTAAGTACCATTTGCAGATTGAAGGTCTTTTATTTGTGACATCATCTCACGAATAGCATTATTAACGTCTGATGGAACCATGCCCTCTGCTAAATTAATGCCATCAATATCTGAATTAGAAGCTGGGGTTGAACTCCACTCGCTTATTTTTGTTTTTGCCATGATTTAGTCCTTAGTGAGCTGTTACATTTAATGCTGTGTTAGGATATTTAGTTCCTAAATCACTTGTTTTAATATTGTCTATTGCTCTGTCGTATAAAGCAGCCCAATGTTGCACACGAGCATCATTCATTAAATAGGTTTCAAGTTCGGCCATTGTTGCGTATAGCAAAGCATCTGGATAGTTAGATAAGTAAATGTTAGTTGTATTAGATACAGATAAAATTGTTGGTTTTGCATAGTAAAGTATGTTAGCCGTTTGTGATGTTGGTGCAGGTGCAAACTTAAATACACCGTCAATAATTGAGTAATAAAAACTATCACCTGATGTATTGATATAAACGTTCTTATAGAACTGGTCAGGTGTTAAATACGCAATATGAGTAACAGGGTTAGTATCAACATAGATATCACGCAATTCTAGCAAGTCTGTTGGGATTGTTGCAGAACCAGTTGTAATAGTTAATGATGCTGTTGATAGCATTGGTGAAGTGCGTAAGCTACGAGATAATCTATTCTCAGCAAATGTGATGAAGTCGGGGATTTGTGTTGTTAAGTCTGTACGTGCCGCATAATTTGCAACAAGCGTCTGTAAATCTGAATATGTAGCAAATGCCATATTTAATCCTTAATCTTAACAAACACGATGATGCCTGTATCAATAATTAAATGTTTTATGATAGTAAATCGTTGGTCTAGTTTCTCTTTCCACCAATCCCAATTCTCTTGTATTAAGTGAGCATTGCGACCATCTGGTAATATCTTTTGTGCTGCGCCTGTGTGAATAGTAAATAATCCATAAGGCAAGCATAATCTTTTTAAGTCATCTAATACTGACTCTAAGCAATCTGGTTCAATGTGTTCTAAGACATCAATACAGCAAACTAATTCAGCAGGTTCTGGTTTCTTATCCCATAATGGGTTACTAGGTTCGTATGCTCTATATTTAACGCTTACTGTTAAAGCATCTTTAAGCCTACATTTACCAGCACCATAATCTAATAGTTCTGTAATGCCGTTTGCTTGTATTACATTGTCTACAATAGGTGCAAAAAACGTACTAGATACACCATAATCAGGGTTCTCATGCAGTTTAGCTTGCATTGCCTTATATTCGTCTGTAATCAGCATAAAGTCTTTACTACATCACGCCATACACCAGCTACTACCTCTAGCCAACCTTTATCACCTTGCTTAACCATTGTCATAGACTTGTACCAAAGCATTGTTGGCCTTGCATATCGCCATTGATGATATTTAGGCACTAGTACCCATGTTGGAACACCTAAAGCACCTGCACAATGTAAAGCTGTGGTATTAATTCCCACTACGCCATCCAATTCCGCAATAAGCGCAGCAGTATCATCATAATCATCTGAGTTTGTCGCCCATTCAAAGTATTTAACACCGTCTATACGTTCTTCTACGTTATAGTCTAGTGATACAAATACAAAATCTTGTTTAAGTAATGGTGCTAAGTCTTTATCGGTAAGTTTACGACCTTTAGCATTGGTCATCTTTTTACCGCCATGCGTTGTAATGCCAATTACTTTTTTACCGTATGAGTCAAACAATGCTCGCCACATTAAGCGTCTTTCATGGTCTGCCTTTAAGTAAGGTTCACCATTAAAATCGCTATCATCGTGTCTAAAAAACTCAGGTAAAGAACCAATAGAACTTCTAGCCGTTATTATAGCATTTTCTAGCCATCTTGGGTTATCAACCTTACGAGTTCCATGCACTTCTGCTTGTGGGAAGCTACGTTTAAATAGTCCTTCTAGCTTAGGGTCACAGTCTATATAAACTTTGTTGCTAATATGAATAGCATCGTTAATACAGCTTGCATAAAATATCTCGTCACCTAAACCTTGCTCACCATAAATAACTAAATCTTTTTCTGCTGAACCATCCCAGCGTTTTTCATCACCATAAACATATTCTTTGCGGAACTTGCCACCTAATGACTTAGCCCACTCTGTCCAACCCTTATCCCACTCGCCATTTGCTAAGTGGCAATGTGCTAGGTTCAACTGTGCATTTAAATCGCTTGGTAAGCATTCTAGTGCCATTCTTGATGCCTTCTCTGCACCATTCCAGTCTGACATTTGTACTAATGTTGCTGACATATTTGAATATGCCATAGCGTAATCAGGGTCTAACTCGGCAGACTTAACAAAACAGTTAATCGCCTCTATTGGTTTGTGCATCTCATGATAAGCTCTACCTAGTGATGTCCATAACGCTTTATTTTTAGGTTGTATCTCTACCGCACGTTTGAACATTTGATAGGCTAGTGACTCTTTGCCTGATAGTAGCCATATATAGCCTAGAAAGTGTATTGTAGGCGCATCATCAGGGTATTCTTCTAATACTGCATATATTAATGGGAATGCGTTTTCAAAGTCGTCATGCTCAATTAAATCATGGATAGCGAGCTGGCATTCCTTTAGTTCGTTTAAGTTCATTATTTTACCGTTGCAGTTGTGACTTTTAAGAATGGATAGTTTGTGTTAATCTCTCGCATCAATTCTTTAGTCTGTAATGGGTTATTAATGTCAATGCCTTTTTTGCGTAATTGCATCTCTATAACAGGCGGTATGCTTGCATAATGCGCCCATTCTTCCTTAACGCCTTTCTTCCATGCGTCAGGGTTATCACGTTTTCTTTTAATAGCCTCAAAGAAAGCGTCTAAATTCTGTACTGACGTTAAGCTGACATCACCTGTCGCTTCGTCATAGTGAAAGTTTTGTCTAACACCTGTGTCTTTATTGTAATCAAAAAACATTATACGCCCTTAAAGATGGGGAAGCCGAAACTCCCCCATTTATTACTAAATATTACTAACTAAGCTATCAAAGCCCCGTGTTCATCACCTTGCAATGAGCATCAGGATTTTGTACTACTAGAGCGTACTCAGTAGTCAATAGCCATTTGCTTGAGTCACCAGTCTTAGCTAACTCTACTTTCTCCATTGGGCGCAATGTAGCCAAACCAACGTAGCCAGGGTCAATGCCAAGTACAACTTGGTCACGCATAAAGCGGTCAAGTTTTACAGTGTGATTGCCGAAGTCTGATACATAAATATCAGCAGCACCTGTAATAGTAGCTTGTGAAGTACCGTTTACTTGATTGTACTTAGTAGCGATACCAGCGAAGTTAGCAAAGCGTGATTTGTTAGTAGCTGACATCAAGATTGTTGATGGGTCACCACCGTCTAACCATGCTAATTGCAATGCAGATTTTAAGTCAGCTTCTACGAAAGTTACTGAAGTACCATCTGTTGGTGCAACAACTGTACCTGAACTGAAGCCTGGTGTAGAACCTGCTGTTGAACCTGTTGCTAGTACACGGTTAGTAATCCATGACTCAATACCAGCAGAAGAACGTGCTGTACCTGCGCCACCTGCTGATGATGCTTGGTTGCGTACTAAAGCATATTCCATGTCACGTTTAAGTTCTTTACCAGCTTTCATTAATTGGTAAGCAACTTCTGATTTACGGCCATACTTTTTAACTACATCGTATGTACCAGAAATTTGCACAGTTTTGCGTGAGATTTGTGTGTAGTTACCTAACACAGTTGTTGCTGCTGAAGTTGTGAATGAACCGTCATCACCTTCAATTTGTGCATTGGTAGCTGCTGCTGCTAGAGCATCAGTTTGCCATTGATGGTAGGTTTGACCAGCCGTCATGCGTTTTAATGTTGATAAAAATGGAGTATCTTCTGGTGAGATGTCAAAAATAATGTCTTCAAAAGACTCCTGAATGCCCCTACCTGTGTAGGTGTTGGTTGCTGAAACTGCCATATATTACTCCTAAATCATTCTTTCAATTAATTGTTGAGCATATTCAGATTTGCCAGTCTTACGCAATGAATCACGTTGCTGTTTAAATTGTGAATTGCTCTCGTTTTTTGTATCTTTTGCACCAGGCTTAACTACTGGCTTGGCACTTGTAACTTTGTTCTTTACAACCGAATTAGATTGTAACTTGCGCCATTGCATAGCATCATGTAAGACCTTAACGTGTCTAGGGTCAACAATCATTCCGAGTTCGTCATCCGTAAAACCGTATTCCTTGCCTGTTGAAATAATTTGCTGGCTGGTATCTCTACTCCAGTTCGGTATCTCTTTGGCTAGAACCTCTTTACCTTTGGCGATGCGTTCAGTTAATAATTGATTCTGTTGCTCTGTAATCTGTTTAGACTTAGCTTCAAGTTCCGTAGCCAAATGACTACGTTGTTGTTGCAGTTGGTTATAAGTAAAGAACAGTTTTTGCGCCTCTACGAAGTCATTGTCTGATAACTCTTGCCAGTTTACGTTGTTAAAGGCTTCAAGTCGTTGGTCAATGTTTGTTAGTTGCGCTACGTCACCAATTAAAGCGTTTTGCAGTTGCACTTGTTGTTTGAAGTTTTGCTCTTGAACCTGTATGGTTTGAGCGTATGCCTCTAACTCCTTGCGTTGTTCTGCTACCTCTTGCGTTTTTTTGGTGTAATCTAGTCCTTGCTGTGCTAATGCTACTACTTCATTGATAGGCTTTTCAATTTCCTCACCATTGACCTTTAATTTAACAGTCTGCTCTGGTTGTTCTTCCGAGTCCTCGCCTTCTGTTTCATCTTCGGTTTCTAGTTCTGACTCACCATCGTCTGTTTCCTCTTGTTCTTCGACTTCCTCATCAGGAACTTCTTCTTGTGGTGCTTCTTCTTCAAAATCGTCTAGCATAGCCAACATACGACTTTCTGCTGACTGCATTTCTGCTTGGTCTGCCATTTTACTTCTCCATAAAGGGCTTAGTTATATTTAGGTTCGCCCATTACCTAAATAGTTTAAATTTGTTATCGGTCTGTAATGTAACCATCTTGCCTGTGTTAATAACGTCTTGTAGCTGTTTTTCTATTTGGTTTAGCAACTGCATGGCAATGACTAGACGATTGTGCGTCTCAGCGTCACCTAATGCGCTTGATGCCATACTCTTGATGATGCCGTCACGTACTTTTGTAATAGATTCTTTAAATAACGGGTTATTAAGCACAACATCTGCTTGCTCACCACGTTTAATATCTTCCATGTCGCTCATGTTTTTCTCACCAATGCGTTACCGTTAATTGTCCATACTTCGCCAGTATCAACGCCTGTCCATGTTGTACCGCTTACCCAATCAGTTGGGTCAAAGTCAACTTTCATGACTGCTGTTGTTGGACTTGTTATTTGTAATCCTGAATAAATCTCACTATCAAATACCTTGCCAGATAGTTCAAATGATAATGCCGCTAAGTTACCAAACTGTACAATCGCTGTGCCATCAAATATAGCGCCTGCTGTACCTGCTACCTCAGTGCCTAGTAATGTTAGTTCTAAGTGATTTGTGCCTGTATAGAACCTAACCTTACCTGTGACTGATTCACGTTCTACTGCTACATGATAGCGTTGGCCATTAATAAAACTAGGCGCTACCGTTGATACTGCTGTGATAATAGCTGTGCCATTAGTTGAATGTGCGAATTGTAGTTTACCGTCTGTTCTTACTGAAAATTGATATGACCTTGTACCTACACTAACACCGTCTTTAGCAATTAAGCAATTACCTACTGTTGGTGTCCAGTCATCTAATGCAACATCAACAATCATAGAGATGTCACCTGTAATGCTAGACGCTACACTATCTGGCGTACTAAAGAAGTCACCTGATGCAGTCATGTTGTAACCGTATGATGATAGCTCTTTATAAAAGCCATGATAGAGATGACCTCGTGCCGCTAGACATGAAGGCTCAACACCTACGTTATATGATGACCATGCCATGAAGTCTTTATATGCCCCTGCGATATAGCCAGATGCACCAATGCGAGCAACACCATTAGTAAGGTTATTGTTTTCTATTGCGTACTGTAATGAACCTGATTCAGCTAATCTTGCCATATATACCCTATAACATCATCAAAATTAATTCTTCATCTTCAATATCATCTGAGTAGCGTTGCATTGCTTTACTCATGATATTATATAATACTACGTTTGTTCTTTCTATCTGCGCCTGTAATTGCGGAATAATGTTTACAGGTGCTGATATAATTCTAATCTTAGGCAACTTAACTGGTTGCGCTTTAACTTTCTTCTTGCTTACTTTCTTAACTGGTTCATCTTTAACTTCTTGCTTCATTGACGCTAAGAATGATTCTAGTTCGTCAGCAAATATCCTATACTCTTTACCATCTATCTCAACTACAATGAGTTGTCGTCTAAATCTGCCACCACCTGTTGGTGCAGTAGAGGCATTTGATACATAAGTTAATACTACATTGTCTTGAAAGTAACCACTGTCAACATATCCGCTATTGACATAAGCATTATCATAAATATAACTACCACTAGCGCAAGATAAAACATAAGCAATCGGACTAGCGCCTGGCACATAAGTTAATGTTGCTACTTGTCCTGTGTAAGCATAACTACCAACATTACAAGCCAAACTATATGCTGTTGCACCTGCCGTGTAAGTAAGTGTTGCCGCTTTACCTACATAACTATAACTGCCAGCATTACACGTTAAGCTGTGTACTACTTTAAGACTTGCCGCTACCCCTGTGTAAGTATAAGCCCCTACTGCACAAGTTAATCTATGCGCTACCTTTAATGATGCTGCTATACCTGTGTAAGTGTAAGTCCCAACATTACAAGTAAGACTATGAGCAACTTTAAGTGTTGCTGCTACACCCGTATAGCTATAACTACCATTAGCACAAGTTAATGTGTAATTGATAGTAGTAGCACCAGGCGTATAAGTTAAAGTTGCAACCTGTCCTGTATAGGTGTAAGCCCCTGCATTACACGTAAGCGTGTAGTTGACTTGCCCACTACTAGCAACTGGTAAACTACTTAGCGGTAAAGTGGATAATGGACTAAAGCCTAACATTTATTATCCCCTACCAAGCCGTTATAATTACAAGCCCTGCTCCGCCAAATCCACCCACACCTGCTGTCTGACCTGTGACTGCCCCACCGCCACCTCCGCCACCACAACCAAATCCACCTCTACCCCCATCCCCACCTGCTGAAGCCGTAGCAGTAGGGAAGCCTGTTCCGCCACCACCACCACCTGATAATACCCAGCCACCATTAGCATCTGATAATATCTGTGCGCCATGATTACCACGACCACCTGCTACACCTGATGTACCTGCTGTTCCGCCTACACCATGTCCTACAAATCCAGTAGGTAGAGCAGTTGTAAACGCATTGCCACCAGCAAAAGCCGCAGCAGCACTCATACCTGCACCACCACCCCCAGCACTTACCATCAATCCAGTTGTATTAGCAGCCACAGCAGCACCTACTGCACCAGTGGCAGCACCAGCAGCACCGCCAGCGATACCAGCCAAGAAAGTAGCAATACCTTTACCTGATAGAATAGCAGTAGCAGCAGTACCAACCGCACCAGCCGTTACAGCGTTACCAATCGCACCACCTGCAATAAGAAAAGTATCTTGTGCTAGTGGGATAGAGTTATAGGTTGCACCAAAAGGTCTAGCAGCAACAATAGATGCCACAGCCGTACCAGCACCACCAGCACCAGCACTAATATATAAAATGTCTGGTAACATACGAGCAGGAATTAATAAAGTAGATTGTGCGCCACTACCACCACCTGCGCCACCTGCTGAGGTTGCACCTGCCGTAGCACTAGCACCATTACCACCTTGCCCTAAGCAAAGAATATGAACCATAGAGATGCCTCTAGGTTTTACCCATTGTTGTGTACCGCCTGTTACCGTACGTTGATTGCCTATAAAGGTTTGTACGTCAGCATTGCCTCTCGTTGGAACATGACTAAAGTCTAACATTTAAGCCCACGCTGGCACAGCGCATTCTGTGTCCGTAGTTGTATATTCAAATTCACCTGTCATTAGATTACCTTCAATGTCTTTAACAATAGCATTACTCAAGTCGTCATCCATAATTTGATAGCCAAGTGAGCCGTCTTTGAATGTCACTTGCCAGTAAATCATTTTGGCTCTTTCTTTTTTGCAAGTCTAGCCTTTTGACTTTCTGATAATTTACGTTTTGATTCTTCTGTCATAGGTTTACCTTTATTCCAAGCCACATTGCCTAATAATTTTTTACTTATTTTTGCTTTTGTTTCTTCTGATTTTTGTTTACCATACTGCGAATGATTTACACCTGAATAGTTCTCTGACATAAACTTTGCACTTTCTTCTCTAGTCATTCTGACTTTCTTAGGTTTTTTTAGTTTGTCCATTGCTAATCTATGCTTTGCTTTTTGTTCAGGCGTAAGCGTTTGTGTTTTACCTTTATTGGATGGACTTCTGCCTAAATTAGATTGTCTTAATTTTTCTTTAGTAGTTTCTGACATAACTTTACCACTATTAGCAATGCCTATTTTACGCTTATGTTCTTCTGTCTTAACTACTCCACGAAGTCCATATCCACCTATAGACACATTATATCCATTAGGAACTAATGTACCAATCTCACTTATTAAAAATTCTTCAAGTTCATCTAAATCTTCTTTTTTACATTCCCAAATATTTATAGAGAAGTTATTAAACCCAACAGAGTTTATAGCTTTGTGAATTACATTTTTACTTATTGCGTCAGAATGTTGTCTAATCCTTCTTTCAATATGTATACTTTGACCAACATACTTCTTGTTGGATTTAGTATTATTCAAAATGTAGCATCCGATTGTCATATATTATTTAAGTTATTGATTTTAAAGGTCAATAATTTCCGCCTATGCCTAAAACAGCCCAGCCAGTCGTACTTGCACCAGTTGACGTACCAAATGCAATAGCAATACGATTGCTTGGCGGTAAAGCAAGGTTTAACGCATATTCTAAATGCGGTGCAGCAGCAGTTTGAGATACTGTTACTTGAGGTAATGCAATCTCACCAATTAAGTGTGTATTAAGTGATGTGTTAGATACCAAAGCACCACTAGTTACAGTTGGAACTTCATCAACGTGAAATATCCGACATACAGTAGCAGCTACCGTAGTGATAGATTGAAAGGTTAATTTTTGAATAAAGCTACCATTAGTAGCATCTGCTGTGAATATAGGGTAAATCGTACCTGTGCCATCTTGAGCAGTGTTAGCTGTCGGTCCGAGTAGTGTACCTGCTGCTAATGTACTTGAGTCAATTACGCCTACTTTACTATAAATCGGGTCGGTGTTTACGGTTGCCATTGTTTAATCCTTAAGGTAATTGGAAGCCACGAATTGATGCTAAGGCTTGCCCTTTTGTAAATATTTCTTCAATACGTTCAGCAGGAATAGTTGCAAATATATCTTTAGTTCCTGCACTTAATGAAACCACAGTATTACTATTAGAACTCTCAAATATGATGTCTCTAACTAATGTAGAGGTTGCTGATAGATGTCCTCGCCCTACCTCCCACTCGCTACCTGTTTGTCCTACAATCGCATAATATAATGGCTCATTTAATATATAAGCATTTGAGAATGATTGAAACTGCGTAACAGCACCAAGCAAGGTAATATCCCCCGTGCCTGTGGTTGTAGTTGTTTCTTTAACTCTATCGTGGCATCTTTGCATATTAGTTAAATGGTGGAACTCTTAAAGGGGTTGATAAGGTGTTGCATTCATAGTGAATATCTACTGTTAGTAAATGAATAGGGTCAGGGTATGTATCGTTAATATGAGTAGCATCTCTAAATACACGGCAAATAATAATTGCATCTTCTTGCAAGTCTGTGCCTGCTATACCTGCCCCATCTGCTGCTTCATTTACATGATGTTGATATGTTTCACCTAATGCTACTGTATGCTCAATATACAATGTAGATGGTGACGCAAATGTCACTACACCTGTGCTATCGTTACGTCTAGCTAGTGTATATTCAAAACCCCATCTAACTACACCTGCTGCATCTGTGTTATGCGACCAATGAACATGAGGATAAACCATAGTGCCAGCAATATAATCATGCCTCATGTGAAAGTTTACAAAGCATTCATTCATTGTCGTAGGTGAGAACTCATACGCACTAATCCCACCAATAAAGATAGTAGGACTAGGTGCATTAGAGCCTGTACGAACAGTAACGTCTTGTACTAAGTCATTCCAACCTTGACCAGTACGAACTTCAATCTCGTCAATGTTGGCGTCAAACTCAGTATAAGTAAGCGCTGAACCTTTTACTGCTCTAGTTAATAAAGCCGTCATTTAAGCTGTCCTGGTTTATAGCCTAAGTGACCAGTTTCACATGGCAATGTATAGTCAACATTAAGCAACTGTAAATACTCCGTTTGTTGCGTCTAGTGTAGGTGTGAATGTGTCAGCATTAGTGCCGTTCATTACTACACTTGAACCATAATCCCAATAGCCAATACATTGAGTTTGTGTCAAGTTATATAAAATGACATAGCGGAATGTAAAACCACCGCCTGATGCTGTCCATGTAGGTGAAGCTGGTGCTGCTAGTACAAGTTTATATGTACCTGCTGTGGCCGTTGCACTTGTTACTGTGCAGTTAACACCGCCTGCCGTATAGCCACCCGATGTACCTAGTTCAGTAGCACTTGCAGCAGTTGTGTTAGTTGCTACGTTTGGAGCTGTGTTTGATAGGATTAATTGCCAAGTGTCAGAGCCAGCGTTACCGCCTTCCATCATCTTTTCAATACCTAATTCATACTTTACATACGTTGCCATAATTTATCCTTAATTTACACCAATAGCACGACCATTTTGGTCACGGACTATGGTTTTTGGTTTGGTTAATGTTCTTACAAGTTCATCATTCGCTTGCTTTTGTTGTTCAAGTAGCACAGATAATGTTTCCATCACAGCAGAGTTATCAGGTGTAGTTACATTAATTGGCATAGGTTTTGCTTGCGTATATTCCATCTCTTTAATCTGACGTTGAGCTTCAACACGCATCTGCTCTTTCTGTAAATCTACTTGTGCTTGTAGTTCAGCCTTCCAGCGTTCTAGTTCCATCTGTGCGGCAATCTTAGATTGTTCAATCTGTACGTCATTTGTTGACCTTGCTTGCTCTTGTTGTAGTTGTTGCTGTGCTTTCTCACGTTCTAGTGCTGTTTCAGCTTGGAACTTCTGTGCGCCAGCTTGTAACTTCATTGCTTCAATCTCTTTCTGACCTTCTATTGCAATCTCAGTATCAGATTTAGGCGGTGGTGCTGGTTGATTTTCACTAGGATTAGTCCAGAATTCCTCAGGGTTCTTAAAGCCAGCGTTCTGTGTAAGTTTAGCTAATGCGTTGTAAATCTTCTCAGGTGATGTGATACCTGCTGCGAGCGCTTCTTTTTGCATTTGCAAGATAGTTGTCAAGTGCATCAGTTGTTGGTCTTTATTACCTGCACCTAAGCCTACTGAGATAGTTAAATCGTTACGGTTCTTCCACTCTCTTGGGTCAACATCAATCCATTTGTTACGTAATCGCACCACATCAGGTTTAGTGTATGAAGTCCTAACCAACCTATGGACTAACTTAAATAAGTCTTTTACGCCTGTTTCTGCAAATGTACGAGCTACTAACTCAATACGTTGTTGAGCAGCAGACATAACTTGAGCAATACCACTAGCAGTTTTGTTTAAGCTATTAGCATCTAAGCCTTGATTGTAAGCAGTAACACCTGTACGCTTTTCTTTCATGCTGTCCATGTACTCTACTAAAGCAAAGCTAGATGGCGGTAATGGTGGATGGCTTAATGGCATGATGGCTGACATTGGCTCGCCTTCAACACGTACAATTCCACCAGGTCTTGAGGTCAACATATCATCTAGGTTTACTCTGTCGCTAATAGCATAGCGCCCATTGTTGGCTAGATACATATTATCAAGCTGACCACGTAATAGTGTTGACTTGATTAGCTGAATATCCATCGTTAAGTCTGAGTAGCTACGACCTATGTGGCGATGTGGCATGAGCATTGGTGTAATGCAAGCAAACGGCACGACTTCTGCCTTCTCTTTAAATACTATTCTGTTACCAATAACAACACAGCGAGTAAGCTCGTCATCTAATCGTATATAAGTATCACGTACTAATACCATGCCCATATCTGATACACGGTCATACTCTTCATTGTAAATATCACGTGCGTTTGATTCTTGTTCTAGGTTATCGGATGACTCTGCATATATTTCATCCATCTTTGTTTTGCTAATCTTAAAGGCTTCTGACGCTTCACCACGACTCATAACCTCACGATGTTGCACGAACCTTGCTTTCTGTAATGATGGGCTTGCTGTATCAACTGACACCATAATGTTTTCAGGTGCTACGTTCTTAATACAGATTTTACCTTTAGTTTCTGTCACGCTAATCTTAACGTCATGTAAGAATGGTGGTTGCATACCGTATGGGTCTTGTCCATTAGCAACTGCTTGTTGCATCATGGCTTCCATATCTACGGATGGGTCAGCATAAGCTGTGTGTTCTAATACTTCTACGTTGGTATCTTGCACTAGCATTGATAGCTGTGCGTCTGTTAATCCCTCGTAGCTTTCTTCCTCAACTTCTGATTCTTCTTCGTAGTACGCTTTAACGTAACCGTTCTTAGAAAGTAGAGCATCTTTAAACCAGACATAGAAAATTGTAAAGCCGTCATTCTTCTCCATGACGATGTGGTTAATGTAATCCGTTTCTTGTGCTGCACCGTCTACATCTTCTGCGTTCTTTGGGTCAAACGTAACAACTTGGTCGCCAGATACAAATACTTTAAGCAACTGTGGCAATGCTGATTCTATCGTGTCCTGCACGTCTGAGCTAACAACTTGACTACGACCTTCTACCTCATTACCAAATGGCTCGCCTAAGTAGTAATCAATAGCAGTAGCCCTATCGTTAGATAAGGCAGCGTCATTAATACCATAAGCAATCTGTTCTTCTTGTTCTATCCGATATAGTATTTCGCTGTCTTTCATAACTATCCTTTAGCCTTACGACCACGTTTAGGTTTAACTGGCTCTTGTACTACTGGCTCTGGCTTGCCACGTAATAGATTTTTTAATCTTACGAGTTCTGCTCTTTCTTCTGGCGTCATACTATACCTTTTGAATTATATTGTATCTTACCGCCACCCCATGACTCGTTCTTCATTTGGTCTATTGATGTGGCCATATATCTAAACGCATCTGCACCGTGACTATATTCATCATGCAATGGGGCGCCAGGCTCTTGCGTATTGTTGTTAATGCTACGTCTGTAATGCTTTAAACAATCTACTAATCGTATCGCTGACTTATCAAAGTATATCCGATGAAAGTTCATGCGAGCTGTTCTAATCCCTGATTCTATGTCTGCAATTGGAACTATTCTAACATCCCACCCTTGCTTACGCATTATATCCTCTGCGCTAGTGCCATACTTAAAATCTTTAGTTCTGCCATCATGAGGTAAAAACATTTGCCCCCAGTTATAGTTCAATGCTTTAAGTTGTGCAGAGTAACTATCTAAAGTCCTATGGTCATCCTCTATATAACCTATTACTCTAATATCTGACACACCACGTTGGCATAAGATAATAGACATACTATCATTCCAACCTAAGTCCATTACAGCGTGAACCTTAAGCATTGGGTCATAAGGCACAGTCGTTACTCTATTGCCTTCTTGCGCCTCTCTAATCTCATTAGAATAGATAGCACCATCAACTGCTGCTTTACAATCACCTTCCCATATATTCGCATAGTCAGGGTTGTGTTCTTTGCTATGTAATCGCTCTATCTCTAGTACACTAGGGAACCAAGCATTATCACTGTAATTTACTTTAACTACCTTAGCGTTATCAGGCGGATTGACTACAAAGCGTTGGTAAGTATCATCAGTATCAACATCAGGATTAAAGCTAACCCATATCTCTGAACCTTCTGACCGTATCGTAGGGATTAATATATCCCATGACCGCTTAGAAACCGTTTGTCCTTCCTCTACCCATACAATGTTACAGCCTTCAAATGACTTAATGGACTCAACCGTATTACTGGCTAGTCCTGCAAATGTAAACGAACTACCATTGCGCCCTCTAATCTCTGACTCTAGCACCTCATAGAAAGCACCTAAGCCTAATGCTTGTATCTGGTCATTAAGCAATGTATGTACTGACTGCTTAATAGACTTCTGTATCTCACGAGTACATAATATGCGTAAAGGTTTATTAGCAGCTTGTATGAGTAATGCTCTAGCAAAGCCCCATGACTTACCGCTACCTCTACCGCCATAAGCTACCTTGTATCTATGTGGCTCAAATAAGAACTCTAGCTTACTCGGGAACTGTGCTACTGACAAACCTAATCCCTATGCTTAGTGGAATGTCTGAACCATCAACACCGCTAATCTCTGTCTGCGTAGGCAATATCTTTGCGTAAATGTTATAGAAGTTATTAGGGTTCTCTGTTGCCCATTCCTTCATGTGGTCTATACCACCTAGCGCTTCAAATACAGATATTACATTTTCTTTAACTGTTGCTGAAATCTTATTAGGTACTCCAGCCTTACGACCAGAACCCTCACGCTTACCACCTCTTTTTGAAAAACCACCTTCTATTTTATCAAAGTCTTTATTATTTTCCATACAACTGCAACTCCTAAAAGGTTGGTTGCCCCTCATTATTTATCAATAGAATAATATTATATTCTTTAAACTTACCCAATACCCAATCATTACCTTTTTCTTTAAATAGTTTAGCTAATGAATTTTTAACTATATTCTTTAACACCTCTGTAATATCAATACTTAGTCTACCCATTTTCATAGTATTTTTATTAAAATCAAGATTTGTCTTTCTAAATATCTTTGCTAAAAGTTTTACTAATTCTAAATATTCATTGACTGGCTCTACATAACCACAGAACCTGCCACCTCTAATTTTATTAGTTAAATTATGAAGTCCTATTTCATCTATTAGCTTTTCTTCATAGTCATACGCATCATCTTCTATTTCAAATCTTTTAACAACATTATATTCAATAGCATAACCTAATGACTTTATTTCACGTATTAAATGACATTTAGGATGCTCACTATCACCATTAGCTTCATTCTCATGGTCGTACATCCTTTTGCCCTTGCCTTTACCAACATAGAACGGCTTGCTATTTCTTGGGTCTATTAATTGGTAAATGTAATATGTTTCGTCTGCCATGTTATTGTGACTCCTATTGGTTGGTCACCCTGTTGTTATTAAAGTAAACTCTCTTTGTCATTACCTGTTAATGGATAGATTAAACCACTGTAAACATCCCACCAGTCATCGCTGTAATCGCATTCTTGATAGTCACTAAAACAGCAAGTACCAAGTGTATAGTGGACTAGCTTTGCATCATGATTAAAGTCGTACTCAGTAGCAAGCCAGTTCCATTCTTTAGGCAGTTCACCAATGTCATCATCATTTAACCAGCTGAAGCGATGTAAGAAGCTACCTGTTGATGTCATTACCAACTCAGGTGTTAGGTCTTTGTTCTTAGCACAGTTGAATATAATTACACTAGACCAGTTCTTACGTGGATAGTTCTCATTCTTTGCGCCTAAATACTTGATGCTGGCTTTAGTCTTGTAATCGTGCTTAACAACTTGTACTGCTTTAGTGTCGTCATAGAGTGCTAGTAGTTTTGCGATGTCGTCTTTGACAATCATATCCCCATCAAAGAACATAGCAACGCCTTCATACCCACATAGAGAAGGCACGAGAAAGCGTGAATAGATAAAAGCATTACTGCCATCAGTATGAGTTTCTTCATAGCCTTGTAGGTTGTTGAGTGATAGTGGTGTAAATGATACTGGTATGCTTGAGCGTTCAATAATTGACTGACAGAACGCATAAAATGCTATCGGCTCTGCGTTGTTATCAAATCCAACAAATATGCGTAGTGGTGTCATTTTTTAGGTGGTTTCTTTGATTTAGATTTACAAGCCATCATTCTTCCTCGTAATCTTTGCGTTCCCATGCCTGACAAGTTCTAGGCGTATGGCAACAAAAGTCTAGTTTGTGACAATAACCTCTTTGAGTAAAAGAGTTGTATATATCAAATTCGTTGAGTGGGTATTTGTCTGTCATTGCTGATAAGACTTCTGGGGTGTTGTCGTAGTAAGCACAGTTACCGCATATCTGAGTGCGAGCTGTCTTTTCATCTACTGACCATATCTTAGCCATCTTGCGCCAAAATTCATTGTTAGGTGCGTCTACATCTTTTGCGCCCAAGTTCCAGTTAGCAATAGCTTTCTTGGTGTTAGATATGTTCTCTTTAGCAGAAACTAAAACTGGTGCAGCTTCTAATATACCCATACATATCCTTAAAATTAGGAGGCTCTCGCAATTAGACTGCCTCGGAGTCTACCCTACCACGTCTGGGGGGCTAGGATTGCTTTCTAGCGATGTACTGTCGCTGGAATAAAAAAGTAAGCTGATTATGCTTTCAACTTACTATAAACCGTTGCTATAATATAACATGATGCAAGCGTTTAGTCAATCTACCAATCAGCAGTTGACATGGTTGCACCGCTTATATAGTTTTTAGGTGACTTCATGGCCAGCCTATCTAAATGTCGTTGCTCATTATACTTTGCTTGTAGGTGCAAGTTATCAAAGTTAATCACTCTAGCACCATCAATAATATCTTTAGCTTTAATACCCATTGTTGTTTCAAATCTTACTTTATTTATTTGCGACCTGCCCATAGGCTTTAGGTCTGTGTCTTTAAAGTCTTTGATGGTAACGTATATGTACTTATCTTTAGCGTTAATTTTTGCGCTTTGTGTTTTCTTTTCTATAAAACCTTCTTGCACCAGGTAATCTGATACATGACGAACTGAACCCGTATTAGATTTAGGATAATTAGCAAACATTTCTGATATTGTTCTAGGCGTTTTACAGAACTCACAGTATGACTTGTATCTTGCTAACCTTACATAGTCATTAGCAGTTGGTTCACGTTTTAGATTAAGTCTGAAGCTGGCATAAGCCATTGATGCTTGCTCTGGTGTTTCATACGTGCCTATATGATTTACCTTACCATCTGACCTGCATTGAGCAATCCATTTTTGTTTAGTCTTTGAAAAATAAATGCCGTTGACACTCATAGTAAACCTTTCATTTTTTCTAGTAACTCTAACTCTGTGCCAAAGTTGGCTTCAAACTCTAACCTACCTGCATGAATAGCAACACCATAACCACCATTTCTGTGATGCGTTGGACATAATGGGATAACCTCTTTGCTTTTCATGCCCATACCTGCGTCAGTTCTAAGATGATGAATCTCGGCTGGCATCTTACAAACCATACAACCCAGTTCTGCTACCTTGTTAAAATATAATCGTTCAGCCTTTGACATTGTATCGTGTCCTATAAGTACATATATCTCTAGCTGTTGATATGCCACAGTTAAAGCGTTTAGCAAGTGTTTCATAGCCAACAACGTAAGCTAGATGCTGTTTACGCATATCTTTAACCTGGTCGTTAGTTAGTTTAGCTTTATGGTGTAATTTCATTTTTAGAATCTTTCTCTAAGCAAGGTGAAAGCGGTTGCTGCACATAATGAAACTTGTCCATTTCCAATGGCTTTAAGTCTGTCCATCCCATAGGCCACCCCATCAGCCACTCTACCCACGTTGGGTTCAGTTTCCCACCACTTATTGGTTTCTTTTGTTTTTCCTCGTAAATTACTGCGTCTGAAAGTTTTGCTCCAAAAGTTATATGTGGCTTGTTCATTTTTCTCAACAAATATCCACCTGATTCGTTTTTTTCCACACGGCTTGATTGTTCCCCTCCTTCTATACATCCAACTGTTGGAGTAGGCCATTGTTGCATTCTCTTTTTCAGAGCTTTGCGTGAGTTGCTCCCTCCATCCATTCCTGTCGTGTTCGGAGTGTGAAAGAAAGTTTCGTTGTTCGGCAAGTATCCATATTCTTTCTCTTTGGTGGTTTGCACCAACATCGGCCGCAGATAGCACGCCCCATTCCGCATCGAACCCCAGCGCGGCCAAGTCTGCAAGGACAACTCCAAGTCCTCTAGTAGTGAGCATTGGGCTGTTTTCCACGAAAGCGTATCTAGGTCTAACTTCGCCAATAATCCGTGCAAATTCTTTCCACAATCCACTTCTTTCACCGTCAATTCCTGCGCCTTTTCCTGCTGCGCTAATGTCTTGGCACGGGAATCCTCCAGATACCACGTCAACAAGTCCTCTCCATTTTGTCCCGTCAAAACTGCACACGTCAGACCAAATTGGGAAGGGTTCAAGAATTCCATCATTTTGTCGTTGCGCCAAAACTTGTGCTGCGTAGGCATCACGCTCAACTGCACAGATTGTTCGCCATCCCAAGAGTTTTCCTCCAAGAATTCCTCCACCAGCACCTGCGAAAAGAGCCAGCTCATTCATTTTCTCCCCCAAACGCAAACCCTATACTACCAGCCCATAACTCAATCTTGTTTTGATAATCAGCCATTTCAGCAGTCGTTAGTTTAGTCGTGCTTAATATAGACTCTATCGTTTCACCATTAACTACGTGCTGGCATCTTAAAAATTTATAACCCATAAGCACATGAATACCATCTGGTGACTCACCAATGTAGTCACCTAGTGCGCTGTATAGCTTCCAAAGACGTGAATTTTGGTCTGTACTTCTACCATGTGACTTAATCGTTACATTGCAGACATAACCTAGCGATAAGTCTAGTGCCTTAATCTTTTCAAACAGATAAGGCAAGTTACTTGTGCTAATGTTGAAATTCTTAACTTCCATGAAACATATCCTTAATTTTGCGCCTTGACTCGTCTGAAGTTGTAACCTTTACCGTATCAACTTTTTCTGCTTTAATCTCGCCAGTTATTACTTGCTTACCATCTGTTGCACGAAACTTTCCTGTAAAGCCTGCTGCTTTCATCTTTTGGATGAATTCATTACAGGTCATCTCAGTCATTAAAAGTAGCCTTTAGCAATACATCCATATAAGCTGGGATATTAAACTTACCTGACTCATACTTTGCAATGCTATCTCTAGTCTTAAATAGTCGTTTAGCAAACTCGGTCTGAGTCAATCCTGTTTTACTTCGTACCTCTTTAAATTCTGTGTGTGTCATATAATCTCCTAGTTAGTAAGAATAATTATATATTAGATTGTATAAATAATGCAACAACTATTTTATGCAAATAATCTTTCTTGTGCAGTAGCTTGAGTTATGCGCTTGATTGATGCCTCGTAGTAGTCTTTGTCTAGCTCGCACCCATAAAACCATCTGTTATGATTTAAAGAAGCCACGCCAGCTGTTCCCGTTCCCATGAATGGGTCAAAAACTATATCATTAATTTTTGAAAAGTTTAATATTGCTGTTTCTGCAAATTTAATTGGAAATGCTGCAGAGTGTCCTTCAACCTCGTTTTGCTCTCTTTGTATTCTCCAAATATCGCTTAGTGTGCCTCTTTTAAAATTAAAAGTATTAAAACAACGACCAGCCTTAGCATTTGGTTCTAATATTAAAATTAATTCAGTTGCTTTATTTAAGACTCCATCGTGCATTGATGGTTGCCCATGACCTTTATCCCATATTGCTATATCTTTAATTTCTTTATGAAATAATCCGATTATTTTAAATAATGCCTCTTTGCTACCAGTAACAATTTGTATGTTATAAATTATTATTTTAGACAACCTTAGCATTTCATTTATAGCGTTAGAGTGAAAAGTAAAGTATTCATCAATAGTTAGTGCGTCATCAAAATTATTATATTTTTTACTAAAATGGTCTGACTTTTCTCTAGTTGTATATTCACCATTTCTTACTCTAGTTCTCATGTTATATGGTGGTGATGTAACAATTAAATCAACTGAATTATCTGGCAATGACTTCATATAATCCATGCAATCAACATTGTGTAGCGTTGCTTTACCTATCGTTATCATTTTTCGCCTCTTTTTTTGCATCATCTAAATTATCAAAATAGCCTAAGTTTTTATTTTGTTTGCTTAGTCCGTATCTTTTGTTATAACCGTTAAAGTATATGGCGATAGTGTACTCACCGCAGATCATGTGATACTTGTCTTTATCAAGCCACAACATAGTTATCACCTAGCACTTCTCTTGCAGCTTCTACTGATGTTTCTGGGAAGTTCTGCGGATTTTTTAATATACGTTTAGCCCAAGCATGGTAATCCGTTTTAGGCTTTAATCGTTCATGCACAAATAATGCTAACTTGTCAGCGTGTATTTTGTTGTCCTCATGGCTAACTGGTGCTGGCAATGCCTTAAAGTCTTGTATGTTGTTTGTTACGCAATGCTTTAAAAATTCATCACAGCTAGGGGCATATTGATACTTAGCATCTAATCCTGCTTTAATACGTTCTGCGCTTACACCAGCTAATTCTAATGACCATGTAGCTTTAGCATTAGCAATACCAATATCTTCTCCAGCATCGTTTAACTGGCCAATCTTAAACTTGTCAAAAAAGTTATTACCAAAGCGACCATGTAATCGCATAAAAATACGTTCAACCCATTCTGGCGGTAAATTAAAAGTCTGCATGACTATCTCCTACTGTTTTGATGTGTGCTGTTTGTTCTGCAATGTATTGTGGTTTAAATACTGAAAGAGCTGCATTTAATGTAGATGCTTGTTTATCTTGCTTTAACCATGATGCGTCAAATCCTGTCCAGCCTCTTTCACAGCAAATAGTAATTGCCTTGTCTGGTGTAATACCTGCTAATGCTGCTTGCTTACATATTGCGCTAAACATACGTTCAGTTAATGGTGCTGCTCTTTTACTTTTTCTGATAGCTTGATACTCAGTAAATAATTCCGTTGGAATTGGTGGTATGTATTTAGTTGGTTTATGGTTAGTGGTTATTGGTTCTTGTTTAGCATTAGCCTTTGATACACCCCCTGATAGCCCCCCTATAAACTCGCTATCACTAGCCTTTGACCACCTTTTAGCAGCCCCACGTTTACCCGCTTCACTAAATGCTTGGTATTGTTCAATTTCTTTATTAGCACGATGATTTATCCAGCCATCATCAGTAAGAATAAAAAACTCTGACAAAACGCTTTCAACGTCAGACAAATACTCTTTGTTTAAGCAAAGTAGTCTAGTAATTTTAATTAAATCATTTTGTATTGGTAGTTCATGTAAGTAATAAAAGTCTAATAACCTACGGTAGCAAATATCCTCAGTAGGGGATAAATGCTTTGTGTGGCTCTGATAGTCACCAATGTTAAATTGGTAGTAATGCATTTGGTTTCTCCAAAAAAAACCTTAGACAACACTCTCATCTTTTTTAGGGATGTTGACGGACTGGTGGGTACCAGCAGAGTGTTGTCTAAGGCTTACCCAATGTTCACCGTCAAGTGATAGTGATACTCTAAACTAACTTTTGCTTTCATGCAAGTAATTTGTAATAGCTTCTTTAGCATCTTCAAAAGAATAGCAGACCACAGCTTGGTAGCCCATAAGTGTAGCTGCGCCCATAAACTCTTTTTGGTTATCTGATAGCTGGCCAGTCTTAGACTTCATTTCAATAAACATACCGTGCCAGCCTAATCTAGGCACTATTAACATTAAATCACTGACGCCTGGTAATAATCCTTCAGCCTTCATTGCATTCATTTTAATTGCTCGTAGTCTTGCATCACCAGCTAAGTGTGCGCCATTGGGAATTGAAAATAAGTGATACTTGTATTGCTTGTATTGCAATCTAAACCATGTAACTAGTGCGACCTGTTCTTGATGTTCAGTAGTTTTCATATATCCTCAATTATTTTAATAAAATGTATAAATAATGTTTGCATTATGATTTTAGATATATTAATATTACACATCGGTTGAGAAAAAGCAACCGACTTAATAGAAACAGTGGAGATTAAAATGAGATTACAAGCAACATTATACAATCGCAACCAATCTGAAATTAAACTTATTGCTACCAAAAAGCAACTTGATGATTTGAATTATGCTCTTTTTATTTTAAAAATTAATCAAAATACAAATGGAGAGCCTGAATCAGATAAACAATCAGTTCGGGCTTACAAATTATTAAATCAATTATTTTCTGACTTAGGAATTTAATTTAAACAATGGGGCGCAAGCCCCTATTAATAGAAACAGTGGAGATTAAAATGACATATCAATTTTCAAACGTAGCAGTAGAATTAAAACCTCAAGAATATATATTTGATGACATTGAAGATATATTAGAGTCACTAAACAACGATTTAGATTTTCTTAGAGCAATCAACAATCCTATTGAATCAACAGAATTTGGTTCAAAAATATGGAATCTTTATCATAACTTCAACATTACATTGCGTAATGCAGAAATTAGTTATTTTAACTGGTCTGAAACAGACAAATCATTCTACTTAAAAAGTACACTAGATTACGTTAGCAAAGCATACTCACTTATTAATGAAATTAAGGAGTTTAACAATGCACACTAATGACCTAAAAGACCCAAAACTAGAGCAAATAATAAAAGAAATACAAGCAATGCGTAAAGATTTTGAAGAATTAGAAGTGTTACTAGCTAAACGTGAATTGGAGAATAAAAATGTTTAATCAATATTATAGTGTTTATGTAGATGACAAAGAAGTAAACGATTATTACATGACATTAAGCCAGGCAGAATATTTAGCAAGCACCTATGATGTTGAAACGCTTGACGTTAAAATTATAAACATTGATGAATTAGATAGGGATATTTAAAATGATTGATTACAAAAATAGCAAAGTTAAAGATGATACCTGCGAATGTATTGTTATCGGGTTCTGCTTTATAGCAGTTGTATTAATGTCAGCATTTATTTATTTATTGTTAGGAGTTTAAGATGGCCAACGATTATTACATACCTGATTATGGTGATGATAGAGAACTAATTGAGATGGCAGAGTATGACCAATGGTTATATGAATGTGCAAGAAAGCAGATTGACGAGTATTTAGATGAATTGGCTAAAGGTGAATAAGATGAGTGTACATAAAAAATTAAACGCAGCACGAATTGAGTTGCAAAATAGCAAGTTAGCAAAGTCTGGCAATAACAAGTTTGCAGGGTACAAATACTTTGAGCTTGGTGACTTTTTGCCAACTATCAATACTATTTTTAATAAAGAAGGTTTATGTGGTGTAGTAAGTTTTGCAAGTGATTTAGCTACATTAACCATTACCGATATTGAGGATAACTCGCAAATAATTATTACTAGCCCAATGGGTAGCGCAGCATTAAAAGGTTGCCATGAGGTTCAAAATATCGGGGCAGTAGAAACATATCAACGCAGGTATTTATGGGTTACAGCGATGGAGATTGTAGAACATGACGCATTAGAAGCTGTTACTGGTCGTGATGAAGTTGCTGCTGTTAAACTTGAACCAGTTGATGTTTATGTCGCTATGATACGAGGCGCAAAAACAATGGCCGAACTACAAAGCATATTCATAGCTGTACGCAATCAGGTTAAGTCAGACTCAAGCTACACAGCACCTATTACTAAGGCTAAAGACGAGATGAAAGCATTATTTGAAGGGATGCCAGCATGATTATCACATCACTATACGGCTTAACGCCACCTAGCGATAAACAACGTAAAGACCGTGACGCTAAGATAGCTAAAGCAATTAAAGCAATGGGGCATAAGTATTTACTTTCTAAACCTTTACCGAGAATTAAATGATGGACAATATACAAGGCACAGAAGAATGGCACTTGCACAGACTAGGTCGGGTTACTGCAAGCCGTGTAGCAGACGTTTTAGCAACATTAAAGACAGGTGAAGCAGCAAGTCGCAGAAACTACCGCATGGAACTTGTTTGCCAGCGTTTAACAGGTCAACGTGAGGAGAGTTATACTAACTCACACATGGAACGTGGTATTGAGCTAGAACCTATTGCACGTAGCTTGTATGAGTTTAAGCAAGGCGTTACGGTAACAGAGATAGGATTTGTTGACCATCCAAGTATTGAAATGGCTGGGGCTAGTCCTGATGGGCTTGTAGGTCTTTATGGATTGATTGAAATTAAATGCCCAACACCAGCCAACCACGTAGACACTTTGCTATCAGGTAAAGCACCTACAAAGTATATCCCACAGATGCAATGGCAGATGGCTTGCACAGGGGCAAGATGGTGTGACTTTGTAAGCTATTGTCCAGCATTAGGTGAGAACCTAGAATTATTTATAGTCCGTGTTGAACGTGATGATGAATATATCGCTGAAACAGAAAATGTAGTAAAATTATTTTTAACAGAAGTAGCAGACTTAACTAAACAACTAAAGGAACTAAAATGAATTCACTATCAGCCACAGGCCGTACTGGTCAAGATGCAAAATTAAGTTACACAGCAAACAAAGATGCAATCTTAAACTTTTCACTATCGCTTACATCTGGTTATGGCGAAAAGCAAACAACAACATGGTTAAACTGCAATCTTTGGGGTAAACGTGCAGAAATACTTGCGCCAATGCTTTTAAAAGGCACACAAATAGGCATTACAGGCGAGATTAGCTTGCGCCCATATAAAGCAAAGGATGGCACAGAAAAAACAAGCCTAGAGTGTCGTGTAAGCGATGTTACGTTATTAGGTAGTAAAGATAAGCCAAGTCAAAAACTTGATGTGATTGACTCGTTTGATAGCTTAGAATCAGATATTCCTTTTTGATGGAGTTAATAATGTCTAGCAATCCAATTACAGGCGATGCTTTAAGAACTAAACTAGGCGATAAAAAGCAGCAAGAAAAGTATGCAGAAGGCTTTGACCGTATCTTTGGCAAAAAGCCATCTAAAGAGAAAGAAGAACCCTACTGGAAAAAACATTATAAGGAAGGCGAAGATGACTGAGATACTAGAGGTGATAGCTTTAATCTGTGGGCTTGTATTAGCTTATTTTATATTAGAAGTTTTGTGGAGTGAATGATGAAACAAACACCAGTTTACCTTGATGAAGAAATACCAAAATTACAAAAGCGTATTGCTGAGTTGGAAGAAGCGTTAAAGCATGATGACAACATCATAGATGAGCTTGATAACGACAAACAAGAACAAGCCATGCGTATTGCTGAGTTGGAAGAAAAGATTGTAGAGTTACACGAAATGCTAAGACAGTCATTCATAAGTGAAGAAGAAACCGATAAGGAGTTAGATAAGACTAGAGAGGCACTTAAGTTGTTAAAAGAAAGCAATCCTGAGTGGCCTTAACCAAGATTAAAGGAGAGTGAGTGATGGAAATGATTTTAAGCCCTAAAGATAATTTAGGAAAAATAACATTGCAAGAGGTTAGTTCATTTGCTCTTGAGGGTAATACTTTACTAGTGGTATTTGAGTCGGGAAGAACTAGAAATTATCCACTACAACACCTTTGGTATTACGAGAGCCATGTCAATTTTCATAAAACTAATCCCCTTTCTATTAAGGAGCGTGAGTGATGGATATTATAGATAAGATAACCGATGCCATGACCGGAATTACAGATTTCGGAACTAACCCAGTTTTCGTTGACGCTAGGAATGAAATCACAACACTACGCCAAGAAGTGGCTGAAATATCCAAGCACAGGGATGAACTGCTAAAGCATATAGGTGAACGTGCATTAACGCCAACAGGTTTAGAACAATTAGCCCTACATGAAATTGAGATAATTAAACTGCGTAAGACTTTGGGTAATGTAATTAGTGAGAATGTTGCTAATCGCGAGTACAACTCTAAAAAAGCTCTTTACGAAACAACAGAAGAAGTTAAAGCAAAACAAGCCCTATCCACACCACTAACTACTAAGCATTTAAACGAGTGGCTGAAAGAGAAGATTGGTGAACCTGTTGGCGAGCTAAGCGTAGATTACCAAGGGTTTTCAGCATACTCTAGAAAGAAAGATTTACCTACAGGTTACCATAATTTGTACACAGTTAAGGAGAGTGAGTGATGGATAAATGCAAATACTGTGGACTAGATGCAGGTACTCATGCTTGCGACCCTAAAGATGTGACTATCAATATGCAGAAGCAAGACATTGCGATACTACGCCAACAAGTAGCTGAGTTGGAAGCTGTAATTGTAATGCAGCGAGAAACTATACAGACACTTAACTCATGTATTGGTGGAGAAGAACAATGACTAACTTTTCAAAACCTGATGGAACTGTGTATGGGCGAGTACTTAAAACTGAACATAACAGTTATATCGCTTATTGGGTAGTACCACATGAATATTGGAGTAGTGGTACAGATTTGAAAATAGGTGAATATAACACCGCAAAAATCGCTCAACAAAAAATGCAAGAATGGATTGAGAATAAGTGGGAAGAACAAAGAGTAGCAAAAGAGGAAATAGTTAAATCTCGTAAAAGAAACTGGCTTTGGATGTTGTGCTAAAAGAATCCTTGCAAGGTAGTTAGATATAGCTCTTGGCACAAGTATCTAGCCTGTTACAAGCCTATACTGACAGCAACGGTTTGTAATGGAGTAGGTATTTAAAGTTTGTTCACGTTACATGAACATTTTAGAAAGTTGAACTGTTTGTGTGTATTTTGTTATAGACAAAAAAGTTTGTGTTTAATAATTTGTATTTTGTTATAGACAAAAGTGTTACCGATAAGTAACAAAAGCAGTAAAAAGTAAAGTATGGTTTACATTTATTAATGAAAAGGAGTTTTAAAATGAAGTTAATTACAGCAGTTTTTTTAGGTACTTTTTGTTTAACAGCTCATGCAGAAACACCTTGTGATGAATGGGCAAACTTCACTAAGATTATTACTTACCGCTTTAGAGATACAGGTAAAACTGAGAAAGAGGTTAAGAATGAGTTAATCCGCACTATGGGGGATAACGCAGAGATTGAGCAAGCATTAGGCTGGGTAGGTTATGCTTATGCTAACCCTAAACTAAACGCTATACAGATATGGGAAGGGGTTTATACAGCTTGTAATGGTAAGCCTACACTATGAATGTACTAATGTACTTTGTTATCTTTTGCTGTATGTGTAGTATTATCTACGGCATATATGGGTTATTTGTTGAATATATTTTAATACTTTAAGGACTAAAAATGTTAGATGAAACCTTACAGCAATACGCAACTATCCGACAGTGGGAGTATTACACCAAGTCATGTGAGCTAGGTTCAAATAGACAGGCTGCAAAGTTTTATAATGTGCAATCAAGTGTAGTAGATGCTGCTATTCGTTTATTAAAGCGCAAGGCGGCAACAAGTGGTTATTCTCCATCACATGATATGACTAGAGTAGCACCAGAGCCGTTTGTAGTTAGAGGTGTATCTACTTATTACGATAAAGAAGGCAAGGCTAGTGGGCAGTGGGTTAAGACTAGGTTAGATGACCAAAAATACCTTGAGTTTGTAAAAGAAGCTATAAGCTCATTTTATGAAGAATTAACTCCAATCTCAATACAACCCTCACCATTAAATTATCAAACAGACATTATTCCATTTATTCAAATTGGTGATGGGCATTTAGGTCTTTTATCACATAAAAATGAAGTAGGCGAAAACTTTGATTTAAAGATTGCAGAAACAGAATTATGCAAAGCTATCAGCATACTCATTGATGAACTACCGCCCTGCGAAAGAATTGTAATTAATGATTTAGGTGACATGACGCATTATGAGAATTACTCTGCCACCACTGAAGCTAGTGGCCATGTATTAGATTATGACTCACGATTCCCACGAATGATTAAAGTTTATTCTCGTGTTATGCGATTTATTATTGAGAAGGCGCTTACAAAATCTCAAAATGTAGATGTAATTATTAATCAAGGTAATCATTCACGCACTAATGATATTTGGATGGCAGAACTATTACGTGTGGCTTATGGGCATACTAACAGGGTTAATATCTTAAATAATGATAGCGTGTTTATTGCGTATCGTATGGGTAAAACTTTAGTAATGACTCACCATAGTGATAAATGTAAGCCTAATAGATTGGCTGACGTAATGATTACTGATTTTAGGCAAGATTATGGTGAAACAGAATTTCACTATATTGATATTGGTCATGTGCATCATGGTAATGTAATGAAAGAATATCCAAGCATTATTATTGAGTCATTTAACCATCTTGCAGCTTTAGATAGATATGCTCACGATAATGGATGGCGAAATAGAAAGTCTATTACAATCATTCTACGATCCAAGACCTATGGAGAAGTTGGTAGAAGGCTTTTACCTATACAAGAGGTTAGAGATAGACTTGATAATGTTTTAGATACAGGTGATGAAAGAAAAGACGTGTTTTCAGTTTAAAATAACTTGGCTTCGGCTTTGCGTCTTAAATCTAAACCTTTAAGCACTTTGCCGTTAGCTTTGTTATATTTAAGTAAAACTTTCTTTGCGCCATCCCAATCGCCACGATTAACCTTTTGACGGAGTGAGCTTCTTTGAAGTGTACCAAGACCGAGATTAAAGCTAAAGCTAACAAGAGCGTCAAACTGACCTTGTGTAAGTGGCACAGGACAGTACAAAGAAACTCCTCGCTCAAATCGTGCGACATCCTTAGCCAATAGTGCATAGGCTTCCTCTAATGTAAAAGTTCTGTTCCAACTATCTGGTAAAGTATGACCATCACCAATAAGATGACCGATGCCAACAGTCCAAAGTTGAGCAGGGCATCTATACGGTTTAAGCCTAACACCTTCAAAATACGCAATTAGTTCTAGTCCTTCTTTAGATATTTTCATTTCTTATCAAAAGCACGTGTACCAAAATGAAATGCTACGATTGATGCCCATACTGTTTGCATATCTTGTGACCATAAACTTTGCATAGCATCATTATAGCTAATGCCTGTATGAATAGCGTAATAAAAGCCAAATATCTCTACAAGAACAAGTAAACCAAACAAGCCAAAAGTAATAGCTGGGCGAACCATAGCACGTAAGTTAATAACCCACGTGGATGCGCCTTTTCCAATCTCAACGTCATGCGAATATAACGCAAGTCTTTCTGCGCCTGCTGTTGTCGTCTGTATCTCGTCATACTTAATTTCCTCCAAATCTTTTTGAAGTATAAAGCCAGCCTTTTGTAATTCTAGTTGCTGAGTAAACTGTAATTGCGCCATAGCCAACTCATGCTTATTGTCAGCCTTGTTTTGAAAGAAGTCTAGTATCTTAGGCACTCCGCCTGTTAAGAATGATACAAGTGTTGTTAAAAGAGTAAACATATTAATCGTCCTGTTCTGGTCTTGAGTTAATCTGCATAGTCAATCCATACTCGCCTTCGTAAATACATACCTCAGACATATCATCTAAGATAATTACAAGCTCGTCATTAAAGATGGCTACTTCTTCAATCGTTTTTCCTACCATGTGCTTAAAGTAATCCATTGCAGGTATAAGTTTATGGACTGTCATAGTTAATTCCTAGTAAATCACCAGAGTCAATGAGTTGATGTGTAATTTCAGTTTCGCTAATACAGCCATCGCATTCAGTTTCGTTACCTTCTTCGTTAATTATAAAAGCCTTACGACAATGCTGACAAAGTGTAATGCGATTAATGAATGAGGTTTTCATTTTACAATCCATCCATGTGCTGCTGCGTAACCATATAAAAACATGGCCAACCCTGCTGATGCCATGCCACGTAATGTCCACTTGCCAAATAATATATATTGCTTATCTAACCACTCGTTGATAGCTTCTTTGATGGCTTCTTTATGTAGCTCTTTTTGTTCTTCTGGTGTCATGTCGGCTTCCTTGTTGTCATCGTGTCGTCTGTTAAGCATTGTAAATCCTTATTGGTCTAGTAACCCTTGTGGGGTGTTTAGTTGATTATATGAAGTTATACCAGATGAAGCAGGTAGTCCAATTAAACCTTTATTTGCTGGTGTTGGAACACGCTTTAATACTTTACTTGTTTGATACATCATTCTAGCTACTAATGCTTTAAACGCATCACTTCTATCTGCCATCATTCCAGCAAGTTGAACTGGATTGTTTGAAAGACCTGCAATCCCTACTGGATTATTTTTTAATGCTGTATAAGCTCTAGATTCTGCAACATCCAACGCATTAATTAAATCAGACTCTTTTGCATTAAGTAAATTTACAGCAGGCTCTACTCTTGCAATTTCTTCTTTTAATCCTTTTGCGCCTGCTCGTTGAGCTTCTTTTGTTGCACCGCCAAGCTCAGAAAAGTTTTTATCTCCAATAGCTTTATAAGTTCCTTGTTTAATTTTTTGAGCAAGTTGAACTGGGAATTCATCTACTGCTTGTGGCGACCATATTCCAGACCTAAGAATTGGTTTTGGCAATTTTTCATGTGTTTCAAATGCTTTTCTTACAGACCTAACAGCAGCAACATCAGATGCAGGGTCAATTTGATATTTATAAGATTCTTCTAAATTATCCAAATATTTTAAAACAGAAGATTTACTAACTTTTTTATCAGAGTTAGCAATCATTCCGTTAATTTGGTCATTTAATGAATATATTTTATTTTGTATAGTATCTAATCCACGACCAAATATTGTTCTTTCAACAGTTGGATTTACACCTTCCTCAAGTAAAGTTTGTACTGCTTTTTGTCCAACTCCAGATTCCAATTCTTTTTTAGCTGGCTTAACAGCAGACATCATTAGCCTATTAGCCCCAGCACTTAATGGAACTTGTAATAATTTAGGCGCATTAGGAATTAATCCACTTGTTAAAGCGCCAATCCCAGCATTTTCTAATCTACTTTCTTGGCCAAGTGTTGGTTGTAATGCGCTTAATATGCTACCAGCAGCCATACTACCAGCAGTTCTATTAACAACAGGAATAAACGCTGCACCTAGTCCAGTTACTATATTACCTGTAATTGAACCAATAGGCGCTTCTTCAGCAATCAAACGATTTTCTTTAATTTGTGAAGTGTCATATTCTTGTCTTGGCAATGCTTGATAACCTTGAACTGGCATTGATGATGTTTCACCAGTTTGTGGATTAATATACTCTTGTGGGTTTTGTAATTCATTAACTAATTGCTTTGCACCTTGCCATAAATTAGATGGTGCAGTTGCAGCACCTTTTAAATTGCGAGATAGCCATGACTCTTGTTGTAATGCAGCACGTTTAGCATCACTAGCTTGTTTTTTAATTTCCAGTTCAGCATAGTCTAATATATTTTTTTGGGAAGTACCTTTTGGGGCAGTTACTATGTACTTTTTACCATCTGGTGCTGTAATTTCAAATTCAGCCATATTATTCTCCCAAAGGTCTAAGTGAAAACCCAGTTTTAGCCTTACCATATTGTGCTGGTGGATTTTGTGTTGACCAAATTTTTTCAGCACCATTTAAGTGACCGTATTGGTCATAGTAGGTTTGTAAAAAATCAACCTTAGCTTTTGCCCTATCATATTGTTTTTGATATAAGTCACGAATTTGTCTATTTGCTTCACCGCCTTTACCTATACTTGGCAAAGATTCTAAATATAATGCAATATCTTTATCTGAAGTTGTACCAGAACCTTCTACTCGCTTATTTGGTGCTAAATCAGACGTAATACTTTGCATAACTTTTTCAGCATCACCTCGCCAAGACTCTGGCATAAATGATGACATAACTCCTTCCTGTATGCCACCAGTTCTATTTTGAGTATTTAAGTCAATAAATTTATTTAGTTGAGATAAATTATATGAACCTTTATTTAAAACTTCATAACTAGCATCAAGTTTCTTTTGAGCAAGTTCAGCAGCCCTATCCATTGCTTTATCTCTTAATTGACCTGGCAATCCTTGACCTGGCAATCTAGTCCCAATAGGTGCTGTCGCTGATTCAGTAGTGCCATATAGTAGTTGTGAATAATCAGCCATTATTAATTTCCTTTAACTTTAATGCCACGTTTTTTTAAATCAGCTTGCACTTGCGCTATTGTTTTACCTGCGCTTGATGCGGTATCTATAATATCTTGAGCAGTCCATACTTGAGGAATAATAGCAGAAGTAGTAGGTGGAGTACCATATTTATAGGCATCTTCACGTTCTTGTCTTTGTTGTTCAGCAGTTTTAAATGGCGCTTGAGCTTGTGCTTGTGCAGTCCATTTATTTCTTAAAAAGCTCATAAACTCAGGGTCGGCTTTTGCTCTTTCAAACTCTTGCACAGAAGTAACATCAGCAGGTTCTTTAGGCGCAGCAAATGATGCTTGAGTTACTAACTCGCCAGTATCTGTATAAATTAATTGGCCATTAGGCGCAATCTTTGTTTCTCTTTGTTTTGGTGTTAATTTTGATTTTACATATTCAGGTGCATTTAATTCAGCCAATAATCTTTCGTTAGGGTCTTGAATGTTTTCAAGATAACCTTGTATTTTTTCTTGTTGTTTTTGATTTCGTTGTAACTCCGCTATCTTCTGCTTAGTCTGCCAATCCTCTAAAGCACCACTATATACGCCTTGTGCGCCTTGCATACCTGACATTAATGATTGACCTAAGATGCGACCTAGACCTAAGTTTTGGTTCTTAGGCTGTACCAAGTAACCTAGTGCTGTGTTGATTAAGCCAGTAGTCATTGCTTTCTTTTGCAAGTCTTGAGTAGCTTGCGCCCCCAATAAGCCTGCTAATGATTCTGGTGCTGTACCAAATATATTCCAATCAGACATTATTGATTCCTTTTCTTCCAAGCTGGAGTACCAGTATTAAATGGTGTATATTGTGGCATTTGCCCTTGTGATATTTGACCGCTACCAATGTTTTGTAATGGTGCTTGATTTGAAGGCATAGCACTTAATACCTGACCTACACCAAGCAAGTTTTGTGGTGTTGCATATTCAGACAAACTTTGTGGCATCATATCGGTTATATTACTCATACCGTTAGATAGCAAACCTTCACCACCTGTAAAGACTGGATTGCCAAATACATTTTGAAAGTTTGCCGCATTTCTATAAACACCATCTGCACCTAATACTACATCACCGCCACTTTCTATTGAGCCTGGAATTACAGCTTCACCGATTCCAGCGTTAGCAGTAGCACCACTTAATCCATTTAGCCCTGCGCCCTCTAAAAAAGAACCGCCATTAGCTAAACCATTAAGCCCACCACCTATACCACCTAAAGCACCGCCTAAAGCAGCGCCCTTTAAAATACCGCCTACACCTTTACCTCGCAATAAATTAGTACCAGCACCTAAGCCAGCACCAACAAGAAGTGGCATTCCCATATTAAGCCCCTTTCACTTTGCCAACTAAGTAGCAGATAGGTTCAATTACAGCACGATAGATACGACCTAGTGGGTCACGCTTTTTACCTCGCATCTCTTTCCATAAGTCAGCAGTACGATGGCGTGCAATATGCTCTAAAACACGTCTTACAGCGTTTCTAAGCGCATTTGGCGTACCGTTAAAGGCATAAGCTACAACTGGCAAGAATAACGTGTGGTAGCCCTTCTCAATCGTTTTAGCGTTAGGCATAGTAGCTGAATGTTGTAGCCATATTGTTTGACGGAATGAGCCAAAGCCATAAGCATGATTCATTGCAGTACATACAATTTTACCACCACCGCTTGATGTGCTTGTTGTAGTAGAGCCTTGAGGTTGACCTGCAACCAATCCAGCAAATTGTGATAGTTTTTGGTATGGTAAGTTAGCATTGTAGTTATAGCGGTCAATATCAGATTGCAATGCTTGTTGTTGATAGCCTTCTTGAGTTTGTCCAACATTAGCAAGTTGCGCCATATCAGCATAGTCAGCTTGAGCCAATGCAGGTGCATTACCAGATGCCGCTTCTTGACGACCACGTTCAGCACCATAGTTTTGATAGGCTAGTTCACCATATTTATTTGCAAGCGTATTAGCAAGAGTCGTTCCAGCTCTGTTAAATAAGTTTTCTTGTGCGCCAGAGCCATAACGACCTGCTGACGATGCGCCAGTATTAGCTTGGTTAATAGCATCATAGTATGATTGTTGTGCGCCACTTGCAGCGCCTTGCATCGCTTGATTAAAGTAAGGATTGTTCTGTAAGTAATTACCACCGATAACGTCTTGTTGTTGTTGTTGTGCGGCAGGTAATAATGGGTTGCCAGACATCGCACGATTAGTCGTAGCTTGCATTGCTTGTTGTGTTGCACTAGATGGGTTTACATAAGTTTGACCAGGATAGTAACCAGGTCCAGGACTTTGATATAGTTTTTGAGCTTCAGTCAATCCATACTGCACGAAAGGTTTAAGCGTAGGGTCAATAGAAGTAGATGATTGTTGTGATTGCCCACCGCCACCACCGCCACCATATAATGTAAATGTTTCAATTAGGCTAGGTAGCCATTTTCCGATACTAATCATACTATCTCCTTAAACTTTCATTTCCCATGTTGATGGGGTAAATCCTAATTGTTTTGCCCTTTTATCCCACCCTCTACGAGCAGATGTAAAGGTTAATTTATTATAGCCACCTTCTTTAGCTATTGCCTTAGCATGAAACAAGCCTTCAGTTAAATCTTGATGGTTGTCTAGCCAAGCCGCCCATAGGTGCATAGAATGTCCGTTAGGTTGCATTACCATAAAGCCTATATTTACATCATCGTTAATACACATGAATAATAAAGACCGTTGCTCGTAACAATCGCAATATATGTCCTCTACTATCCAGTCATTGTGACCTTTGTTTCTTACTTTCTCTAAACCAGCTTTAACAAACTCCCAGTTTGCTCTTAGTTGGTCTTTAGCTATATATTTAACTATCATCCCACTATTATATAGCT